AAAACTGAAACTCCTGTGGTCACTGCAGAACCATTTTGATCTAATAATCTACCATTAAACGCGAAGTCAGCAATACCATCTGCAGGAGCTCCATCAGTAATGATGTAATCAGCTAAAATATATCCAAGATTACCTTCAGTTAATTTCTTTCCAAATATTCCATCACCAAATAAAAGTTCATATCTTTCATTTAAAACTTCTTGTAAGAAATACACTCTTGAAGATGAATCAATATCATACAAACTATCTACTTTATTAAACAATTCTTTAACAGTACTTGTTTCATTAGGTTTAAGTGTTACCCTAATAAGATCTGTATCAATACCAGAATTGCCTAAGATATACTTTTTATTTGGTATTCTTGGATCAACTGTAAAATTTTCTTGAACATAAAGTCCTTGATATATTGAGATATTATTAAATCTTGCTTTTCCGTCTGAATCTACCTTAACAGATTCTTCTCTATTAATTGAAAAGACATAATTTGTCCCACCAAATAATTGATTAGTAGTACAAACTGGACCAGGTTGTAATGTTATAGTTGAAACATTACTTGAAGCTCCAATATTTACTTCAAATGATACAATTGCAGTAGAAGCTTTTCTAGATTTTGGAATATAACCAATGTTTCTTGCTAAGGAAACAATATTTTCTCTTAAAGTTGCGCTATCAATAAACACTTCATTAGACAACATATTAGCGTTGTATGATGAAATGTAAGTATTATATGCTAAGATATCAATTACTTGTGATAAATTAGATCCTTCAAAATCATAATCAGTGAAATTGCTATTCGCCTTTAAATAGTCTCTTATAGAGACTTTTATTTGATCAAAGTTTAGATTACTTAAATTGACTAAAGGCATTTATCTGGTTGATTCTAGGGAAAAGTTTAATTCCTGTGCAGGAACTGGAAGTCCAATAATAGTATATTGAATACCTATCTGATATAATAGAGCATCAACTTTAGGTGTAACAGTAACTTTACTAACTTTGATCCTAGGTTCAAAATTTGTTAAAGTATTAATTATTTCACTTTTAATTGCTGTTGATGTAAATTTATCAATAGGTTCAAACAATAAGTTATTAATATTTGAACCTAATACAGGATTAAATGGTCTTTCACCAGGAACTGTAAGAATAAGATTGCGTACAGATCTTGCTATAGCATTAGTGTTCTTTAAAATAATCATATCTCTATTGATAGGATTAACTTTAAATGTAGCACTGATATCTTTAAAAGATCTACTTACGCCTTCAATTGGCATTAATACCCTATATTCTTAAGTTATTTAGTATCAATCTTCATAGATTCTACACTCATCAGTTTCAGGATTTTCATCACAATACATTTCTAATGCTGAGGGATCATGGTGATCACCTGCAGCAATATCTTTTGCATGTTCTTCAGCATAATGCTCAAGATGTTCTAATTCATCTTGAGTGTGACGCCTTTTTTGTGGGGAGATTGTAGGATCATCTAAAATTTCCTTATCAGTTTGGATATGCTTCTCTATTGATTCCATCGTCATTTTTGTTTTCTGTACTATTATTTAACCGTTCTTTACTGGTTTTCCAGAAGTAACTGTCTTGATCCCCTAACCCCATTCTTTCATAACCATTTTCAACTTGATAGTATTCTGTGGAAACTTTAAAGTCAGGGGTTAGTGGGTTTTCAGGAGTTAGACTATTGTCATAAATCCTTGTCCTATTGTTAGGATACAGTGCATACTGTCCATTAACAAGTTCTATTAAATTGTGTGACTTATGTTCTGCAGGATTCTCAGAGGTAGCATAATCAATAACATCAGGATCTTGATGATAGTTATCTAAAGTACAAACGTAATTGCCCTTCATGGTCCCATGATCCCTTGTATAGATCTCATAGTCCATAGATCCTATAAACTGCTTTGTGACTGCTACAACCCCATAATCCATACAGTTCCAGAATTGAAGGTTCTGTAGATTCATATCTGGATCAGGCAGTTCAGGTTCACTTAAGAAAGCACTAATTGGTAACTTGTCATACATTGCACCATAGTCTGGTAAATATGTTTCAAAATAAAATGCCCTACCAGGAATACTCTTAGCACTAACCCAAACACCTTTTACAAATTCACCATGACCACTTTGATGATCAGTTAGATATTCTTTTCGTACCCATACTTCTACAGAGGGTAAATTACAAATTAAACAAGACATATAGAGTTACGGAGAGATTTTCGCGCATATTATCTATCATTAAAAAAAGAAGAGGTCTAAACAACCCCTCCTTAATAATCAGAATCTGCAACACACATACCTAAACATCTGATATTATTTGTTGCAGTTCTTTTACAGTGTTGACAAAGAATCTTTGATTCTTCAATCTTATCTTCCTTGTCCTCTGTATCTTTTTTTTGCATTGTTACTACTAGTGGATGCATACTTTGTATGTTTCCCTGCTCCTTGTCTTGTTTTCTTGGGTTGTGCTTCAATGAAATCACCACCCATCAAACTCTTCTTAACTTTTGCCATAATTTAATAAATCAAATAACTCTGTTCTTCTCATGACCAACTCTGATACGTGGATCACACCAAATATCAAATCCTGCCTCAATTGCATCTAAACAGAATGAGACATCCTCCCCACACATGTCCTGGACTGCACCAGATTCAAATACTTGCATCTTGGGGGCAAACCATGGGTATTTCATCTCCTCATGCTCAAAGACTCCCTTCTGAATCATTACCCATCCAAATCCTGTGTAGTCAACAGTAAATGGTTTCTTACGCTTACTGATGCCATCTACCATCTCATGATTCATTACACCACCATTGTTTCGGAAATCATCCTCATCCAACCAGTGTGCTACTGATGTTGTACGTCCATCTTCTGTACTATACCATCCTGCAACAATCTCCTTATTCTCTCCTTCTGCTGGTACTGCCATGTCACATAGCTGCCAGAACTTCTCTGTGTTAAACACAATATCACTATCAATCCATAACTGATAGTCATACTCTAACTTACCATCCCATGGCACCTGATCTGGTCCACGCAATACATTAGCACCTAAACACTTACATCTTGCAAAGTTTACCATGGATGAGTAATCTTGACTGATCTGAATACTCATTCCATTTTGTACAATATCAAAACACAATTGTACAAAATTCTTCAGAAAGACATATGAGACACCACGTCCTGGTAAGCAAAATACAATGGTCTTTCCTCTCATCCTTTCTTTGATTGCCTGGAAATCCCACTCTGGGGGTTTCTCCTTAGTACTACTCACAGGCGTCTTCGCCTTTACAGTAAATCCTTTTGCCATGATTGATAATTCACTACAACTTCAGTTTAACAGTATATCTATGTCTTGTCAATAAGACGACTCATCAATTTCATGGGTGGTTTTCTCCACCTTTTCATATGAAAGATCTTCTTCTTCATAATTAGTGGTCATCAATCCTACCATCGCTTTCATTGAATTCCAGTGTATCTCAAATTGATTCTCTGTTAAACAATTATATACACATTTGTCCTTCAAGTATATGTGGTAAAAATTTTCAGCAGAAATTTTTTTCATTAAATGGATTTTCTTTTTGAATTATATATCATCCTCATATTGACTTAGAGGGTATATACTTTTGTAGGTTAGGGTTCCTACCCTTTTTTCGTAGGGGGGGTCGCTACGCCCTTTGGGGCACATACACATACCCTCAGAAACACTGTCTGATTCACAATACTGTATTCTATCACATGTACTGCTAAGTGTCAACCAGGGGGCACACAGTGGGCATCAGATAGGGGTTGCAGTTAGTCATGATGTGTGTTAGAATAAAATGAAAAAAGTACTTATAAAATCTATGTGGGACAAATAGATATCTATGTGGGACACATGGACTATGGAATCTGTTCTAAACCAGTGATAACCTTCTGCTGTATTTGTCCCACATAGGTTATTCCATGTGTCCCACATAACCTCTCATATTCTTTGAGCATTTGGGACACATGAGCAACACAGGAGGATGGAACTCTGATTCTCTCAGTATGTCCCAGGTTTGGCAATTTCTTGGAGAATGGCATAAGTCATGTGGGACACATAGGATTTGCATGATTTTCATTTGTCCCACATAGATTAGCACAGGTTTCGTAGGTTGTCAACTATGTGTCCCATATAAAATCTATGTGTCCCATATGAATTTGGGTGTTGACATGTGAGATAAAGTGTGATATACTGCTGCCTAAGATCACTAAAAGATCTAAGGTTTAAACAGGTTTATAACAATCTATTTGGGACAAATAAAACACTAATATACATTTAAAAAGACATTTATTAATGAATTTCTATTTGTCCCACATAGAAAAGTATCATTATTAGGTATTAAGTTGATCCCAAGTCATAGAACCATAAAGGTCAATTACCTCTTCTTTTATATCAATCTCTTCCCAATCTTTGATGTTTTGTGTGATACCATCAACAGCAATATTAACCAGGGTATCCATATCCATACTATCTACAATCATCTCTGCATAACGTTGCTTTAGGAGATCAAGTTTAGAGTCAATGGAATAACCTAGGAGATCAAGTTTAGAATCAGAAGTAATCATTGGATTTCAGAAGATGGTGGTTGAAGTAATCTTTCTATAGTGTTATTCCTCTCTTGAATTGTTTCCATTAGATTTGAATCTAATAGTTCAATGAGTAGATTAGCACCAAGAAGTACAAATAAAGAGATTAGAACAAGTCTCATACTGTGTGTTACTTAAGGTTTAAAGAACTTAGAGAGTTTAAGTAATGAATTACTGATAAGTGTTCTAACCTTATTACTATTCCAACAAACATAAATGATGAATAGGAGGAAGAGAAGATTACACATAATAATCAATAGAGTGCTTCAATTGCTTCAAGGATGAGTAGAATATCATTACCATTCTCTGCATTTTCAAGAGCAAGGAAGAGATCAGACTTAGACATTTAAAAGTGTTAGATAAGGTGTGTGATTAGTGGGTTTTAAGTCATCACTAGGACTATAAGATTAACTAAGCAAAGATGAAACCATTAGTGAAATCATAGGTATTGAAGACTTTACTTTGTCCTGCCATTCCTACAAACTTATCAACATACCACTGAAAGTTTTTCTGATATACACACTCTCCGTCTATACAAAACTCAGAGCAAAGTGCA